TTGGCCATCAGACAAAACGCCCCTTGGTCTTACCCTTGACGGCGCAGCCATCGGCACGGCTCGACGCGGAGCCGCCCTTGGCCAGCTTGGTCAGCGGCTTACCCTTGTGCATGGCGCGCTCGTGCTTGTGCACGGCTGCGACGGCGCTTTTCTTGTCAGGATTATCCATGACATCACCTATTACGGATTAGTCGGGGCTTGGCTGCCGTCGTCAGCGCGCTGGATGTACTCGACAGTGACCACAACAGCACCCGACGTCGGGTTGCCACCAGCAGCAGTGAACGTACCGGTGACGGTAACGTCCGAGGTGCCGATGTTGTTAGTCGCCGAAGAGACCAGCGCAGCGTCGAGGGTAGCCGCCGCCGTCTGAGCCGTAGTCAGGCCGATGTCGATGGTCGTCATGAAGGCGTTAGCCGTACCCGACTTACCGAAGGTGGTGTTGACCGCCGAGACCGAGCCACCAGCAATGGCCGTGGTCTTCTCCACCATGAAACCCATGATCTTCGCGCCAGCGGGCAGGGTGAACATGTTCACCGCCGAAGGGGACGTCGTCATGGAGCCGAACTGCACAGTCGCGGACTGCGTCAGGACCGGGAGGCCAGTGTTAATGGTGGTGACATCGCCGTAGCGCTGCGTACCAGCCCGCACGGGGCCGGAAAAAGTCGTGAAAGCCATCACGAGTCCTCATCTGAACCTACTGTCCCTGAGGGGAGGTCTGCCTAGTCAGTCAGTAGGTCGGTTCAAGTCTAGGTGTAGGTAAGCTAGCAGTTACAGACGGAGAAGGGAAGGGGGATTACTGGGTTTTGGATTTTACGTAGTGGAAGCTCCACCCCTTACGGGGGCCGCGAACAAGGGGCTTCCCTGTCTTCAATGCCCTGTTAACCGTGGGGCCTTTTAGACCTGTTTCTTCGCGCAGTGCCTGTATACTGGGGTATGTCGTTGCCGTGCCGTCCGGAGTAGTAAGGATAACTGCGCGACTGACTTTCGCCCCGAACCCCGGGCGTTTCTTCCCGAAGAAATGGTGCTTCTCACCGGTGATCGCGCGAAGTTTTGCGCGAGTCTCCTCAGACACCGTGTGCCCCCGCATCGTTAGGCGGCGCTTTTGTCTCGTCTCCACCGACTGTATACGCCCGCGACTCGAGGCAGCGATTTTCGCCTTGGCCTCAGGGGTGTGGTTAAAAGTCTTCCCCCATGAAGGGTTTAGAGGCCCGACCTTACCCAGCCCAATCGCCGTCGCGTGTATAGTAGCGTTGTAACAATAGGGCTTCCCGTAGTGTTCCGTGAGCCACTCCGTCTCTATGTCCAGCAGGCGAGAAAGGTCGTGCACCTCTATAACGCGGACAAAAACGAAGGCTTCTTCTCCGTATTTAACCCACGATGCTTGGAGGTGCTTGTTGTGATGGGTGCCGTTGCGAAGCTCCCGCCAGTGTGTGGTTTTGCGTCGGCCTAGGTTCACCGCGCTACCCACGTAAAACTTATTATTGGTCAGGTTTATAATCTTGTAGATACCTGCGTCGGCCACGTCCGCCTCCTGTTGACGGGCCAAACTAACATACTAAACGAGTAACACAAGCTCCGAACAAAAAACCCAGCCATTTCTGGCTGGGTTCTAAGAAAGCCCTTAAACTATAAGGACTTAACGGTTACGCGCCGGGGCTGGCGAAGATGGACATTGGATCGCTCCACCCGAACGAGTACCTTTCACGGCTCTTGTAGCGGACGTTGCCAGTGTCGAAGTCACCGTCCATGGAGTTCGCCAGCGGAGTGCGGACGAAGTGCTTCAGGCCATTCGGAACGTCGGTGGTCAGGAACCACGCGTCGGTGTCGGTCAGGAAGTGGTTAACGGTGTAACCACCCGGGATCGAACCGTTGTTCTTCAGGGCGTTGATGTCGTTATCGGCGGTGCCGACGCGCTGTTCCGTCTCAAGGAGGCGGGTAGCAACGAACATCGTAGCGGGCGGGATAACCAGCTTCTTCGGCTTCGCGGCGATCAGAAGACCGCGCTCGTCCGTCCAGCCAGCGATCTGGATAACCGCAGCTTCAAGCGACGTCTCGTTCAGGTCCGACGCGGTGGCCAGAGTGTTCGAGTTGGTGTCGCCGTTAACCAGCGGGTGAGCAGTGCTGAACAGAGCGACGCCGTCGCCCCCGGTGTAGGCAGCGTTAAAGCCGTTGTTCAGGACCGCCGCAGCCTTGGTCTGCTTGGTGTACGCCATAGCGCGAGCCAGAGCCTTGGTGTAACGCGCCGAGAGCGAGTCGTAGAGGTTGTCCTCCACGGCTTCTTCAGTCAGCGAGAAACCAAGAGCGATGGTCTCGTGGTTGTAGCGGGCAGTCCAAGCCTCTTGGGCGTTGTCGTACCGGATCGCGGAGCCTTCGTTCTTGACCGGAGCAGCGGAGAAGCCCGACAGCTTGGTCTCTTCTTCGAAGGAGCGCTCGGAGGTTTCGGTTTCGAAAATCTCCTTATGCTCTTCACCGTAGCGGCTGTATTCCAGACCGAACAGAGCGTTCAGCCCGGGGAGGAGCTCCTTAAGGAGCTGTGCGCGAGAGATAGCCATTGCTTAAAGCTCCTTAGACCGCAGTGCTGCTGAGATAGCCGTGCACCAGCGAGTTCACCTTCACCAGAATTTCCGGGTAGATAGTGAACACGATGGTGGAGGCTGACGGGATAGGCGTAGCCGTGTTGGCGGACGCAGCGGCGATATTAAGCGTAACCGAAGTAGCGCCTGCAGCGGCGGCGGTGTCCACGAACGCACCAGTGCGGATCAGCTGGCCATTGGACGCGAGGTAGGCCACGTCCGTGCCGACCGGGAGAGCGCGCGGCAGACCCGAACCCGTGAGGGTAATCGTGGTGCTGGACGAACTGCCCGTAGCCACAACCGGGATAGCCGTTTCTTCCACGATGCCAACGCAGCGAACCGGGAGGATCGAAGTGACCGGCGTATCGGTCGGGGCGAGCACGGCGTTAGCCGAGTTGCCGGTGTTCAGGCTGGAAGCCACCGAGGCGTTGTTGATCATCGACAGGTTCGCACCCAGCATGGAGTACGCGCCGGAAGCGACAACCGTAGTCGCCGAGCAGACAACAGCCTTGAACACGGTGTTGGGGTCGTCGACCACGTAAGCCACGCCGTCGCCCGCCAGCGTGCCCGTGGGCCAGTACTGGGAGAACTGCTTTTGCTTGGTGACCGGGTTGGTGTACGAGCAGCCGACGAAAACACCGATAACTTGGTTGTTGGTCGTGCCTGTGGTGACAGCAGCGCGGACTGCAAAGCCTGCACCGCCAGTGTCACCGGCAGCCGAAATCTTAACGAAATCGCCGTTGAAGATGTTGGCGTTGTACCCGTACTGGATGGGGATTTGGCGAGTAGAACCCGCAAACGGGGTACCACCGATCAGGTTGACCGGTTGGAGGCCGTACGGGGCAGCGATAGTCGGATAGGCCATCATTGGCTCCTGAAATTATCTGCCTTTACCGAACGACGTCGAGGTCTTGCGTTCTCGGAAGAGAGGCATCCTCGGGTCGTTTTCCTTCATGAAGTTGTTGTCCACCGACTCACTCTGGGCTTGCGTCAGGCGCTCGAAGTGCTCGCGACGCTGGTTCATGAACTCGGTAGGGACCTTGCAGAGGAGAAGGCCCGCAACTTCGATATTGTCTTTGAAGCGGCTGCTGGGGTCGATCATCATCTTGAACTGCGGCTGCTCCTCGATGCGCACCGGTTCCCACCCTTCCCGCAGTTTTGCGGAGATGTTTCGGGGGTCTTCAGCGCCGCCAGAGGAAACACGCACCCATCGGTAATCGTATCCCGGCTGTTTGTCTGGCTCAGGCAGCGTAGCCGCCGGTTGCCAAGTCTTAGGACGTTCAGAGCTGGCGCGGTTTTCAAGTTCACGCGCGATGCGGCTATCGGCCATTTTGCTTCTCCAGTTTCATCATTTCCCGAGCATATTGCTCGTTAGTCAGCCCAAGCCTCCTAGCCAGAGCTACTTGGGATTGTTTCAGCACGACTTTTCGGGAG